TCAGGCTTTTTTAATGTCTGCTGTTTCTGAGCGCACTGATAAATCTGAATGCAGCTCATGGTTTTTATCGCTCTCTGTTAAGCCGAAAATCTTTTGTTTAATCTTCGTCTCAGCTTTCAATTTTTGGAGATGAGGCTTGATTAGCGTTTCGTACACATACTCACTTGCACCCTGTCCTGCTCGTAGCATTTCAGCCAATGAGGACAACTGTTCTTTGTGGTCTGTTGGCATATGGATGGTGATAGACGCATCCTTCTTTGGTTTACGTTTAGTCATGGTTTTTCCTAGGCAGTTAATGCTTGACGGTCAGCCTTTAGCTTTCCATTTGTTAATACTTCAAAGGCAGCTTGCGTTCTTGGTGGTATGCCTTCTTGCTCCCATTTGGTAATACCTGAGCGTGCTTTTTTGATTTTCTTGGCTAGTTGAGAGTTATTTTCTACACCGTAGAACTCCCTCAAATGCTCTACATTCATATTCAAATTCCTGAACATATTAATTCAACTTATTGAACAACATGTTCAAGCATTTGTCAAACTTCTTGTTCATAATTTTGAACATCTGATATAAGGTTTTGAACGATGGATAATTCTGTTTCTGATCGCATTCAATCTCGAATGGCTGAATTAAAGTTATCTCAAGCGGATTTAATGAGGCTCACTGGCGCTGCTAGAGGAACTGTTTCTGGTTGGGTAAATGGAAGTAATAATCCGAGCGCAAAGCACATTGAGGCGCTAGCAACCGCATTAAAAACAACATCCAGATGGATTCTTACTGGAAAAGAAAAACAAAATTTAACCAACTTCAACATGCAAGAATTTATGGATAAGCACGGCCTATCCAAGAAAGATGAATCATCATTTGATGTGAATGATATTCAAAGCGCGTCAGTAGTTGAGTATGGTGGGGATGATGGATTTATCTGGATTGATGTGGTAGAGGCAAGTTTTTCTTGTGGCACAGGAGAATCTATAGAGTTTCACTTTGATGTGATCAATGGAAAACAGCCATTCCCACCTAGTTTTTTTAAACAAAAAAATGTTCATCCTGATTGCATGCGCATCATCAAGGCTAAAGGCGACAGTATGGCGGACAAGATTGAGGATGGGGATTTGGTTGGCATTGATATATCCCAAACCGACATTATTGATGGTCAAATTTATGCTGTTTACTTTGAGGGTGAAGGCATGATTAAGCAGATTTTCAAGGAAGAAGGCGGGAAACTGATTCTGCACAGCCTAAATCCTAAATACAGAGATCGTGAAGTCACGGAGCAAAATGGATTGAATTTTAAAGTTATGGGTCGCCAATTTTGGCGTGCAGGTTAAAAAAGGAGAATGGAATTGGACAATTCAAAACTACCAATCAACCAGATTATTGCCCGTATTAATGATGCTGCGAAAAATGGAGAGGCGTTAGTTCTAACTGCTGAGGAAGTGAGAATCCTTTCAAAAGATATCGGCGATAAGGTCTTTATTCCAGTCCTTACAAATGAACAAGTAGTGCAGTTGGTAAAAGAAGGAAGGCTTGGGCAGAAAATTAAATAATAAAAAAAGACCGATGATAAGTCGGTCTTTCCATCCAAGGTTAGCAAGGTCTTGGATTTGACTAATGTTGGCAGCATTAGCCTTTGCGCCCACCAATATCACAAGATAATTGATAAATTGAGAATAATACGTGTTTGGAAAAATATTAAATAAGTTTAAGGCTTGGTACAAGGGTGATCCTGGTGATATGAGATGGGATCCACGTACCGATACTTACGTAGGCACTAGAGAGCCAAGCAAGCATTGGACAGCAAAGGTATTATCTTATTTTGTTGATTTTTCCTTACTGATAGCTAAATCAATTAAAAAACACCCCAGCGCTTACATAACTCAGCTTTTAGCATTTATTGCTATCCTTGTTTCGTGTTTTTCTATTTATCTTCAATATTATGTAGATGATGATGAGTACAAGCGCTGCACCATAGCACATACCAACAATCAAGAGATTGCATTGAAATGTAAGAAATGACATTGCTAAAGCAATAAGGCTCATTGCCATTGTTAAATAATTAATTTCATTTTTCATAAACTTACCTATCGTGACCCGACACGATCCTTTAAAAACATATCGGGAGGAGTATTTCACGTGAGTAAAATTGTAAATATTAATTCTGAACTAATTAATTTCTATATTGTCTTAAACGATCATGCTCTTGAAATTGATCTTAAAAACAGTGATAGGATCTGCTATACAATGATGGATAGGGATACGATAAATAAATTCATATCATCAACAGACAAAGACCAATTTTATCTTGATAACATTAAGTCAAATAGAAACTTCCGCTCAGAAATTACACTTAAGAAGCACGCTTAGGAGTTGGGTGGTGACCTGCTAGTTTTTCTAACTTTTCAATGGCATCTGAAAAGAACTCGCGTCTCCACTCTAAATCTAATTCACCAGCATATAGCGCTTCTAGCACAATCAGCTTTAGCTCGCCTTCTAAAATTATTGGAGATTCATCCCAAATATCTAGGCGTGCACAACAACTGTTTCTTTTATTCTTAGCGATCATACCAAACTCCATCCAACCCACCCCGTGTGGGTTTTCTTTTGTCTATTAAAACATGAATTCAGAATATTGAACATTTTTAATTAATTTATTGAACAAAGTATTGACATTAATGTTCAATTAGTTGAACATAACTCTACCGAATATTAAAAAGCCCTGAACAATCTTGGCGGATGCAGGGCTACTCAAAGAGTGAGAAGATTATGAATCAAAGAATTGAAAAGTACAAGTTTAGCCAAGCCTTCCGTGATGGCTCGAAAGCATTCGTAGCTTTCTGGATTATCACCTTCATTGTATTTGCATTCCTAAAAGGCTGTGCCGACGAGCAATACGCCAACGAACTCAAAGCAAAACAGAACATGTATGTCCGCGTTCAGGTTGAGGGGGTGAAGTGATGTATTACAAAGTTACTAGCCGTGCATGCTTAGATGCATATAACAAACTAGCTTCTGACCGAATCGCGCTTCGTGAGAAAGCTAAACAATTTGCAGATGAATTTGACGCTGATCCAGTTGTCCTTCAGGACTCTGATTCTATTTGGTTCTGTGGTATTGCATTCCGTGATAACTCAAAAGTGAATCGTGATATTTGGACTAAGCCAGAGCGTCAATATGGATACTCATGGATTCGCACAAAGCCATTAAAGAAGGGATTGCAAGCTGAATTTGATGCTGAAAAATCCAAATATGATGAACTTTTTAAAAAGTATTTTCCTGATGGACATAGAGTCGATAAAAACACTTTTTATTCAACTCTTGGCTTGGATGGATCAAGTTTCTTTTTTAGCTCATTCAAATGTTTTGAGCATGAAGGTTCTTTCTATATCGACACAACCATTGATATGCAGAAAGGAATAGAGATTCTAGGTTCAGAATATTCAGCTGCTTACAGTGCGCATCAGAAAGCACAAGCTAAGGAGCCCTCTCATGGATAACTTCCGCGAAATTATTGATAAATCGGTAGAAGAAAGTCGTGTTCAGATTGCTCACACAGCTGGTCATCTTGCTGTGGCTCATCAATCATTTGCAAATGACTATCTTCTTAATGTCGCTAATCAAGCTTTATTCATGCTTGGCACCACGCTTACTGCTGAAGAATTTGAGACGGAAATTGATGGCTTGAGAAAGCATTTGGTTGAGTCTCTGAGAGGTACTAACTCATGAATATGTTAGTCAATATCTCGTTTGATGCTGCTGTATCAAAGCTTTTGAAAGACTTAAGCAAACATCCTGAACTGTTAGCTGGTGCGGTTGAGTATGCATTCCAACGTGGCGATATCAATTCAAAAGAATACCGCCAATGGCAAAGCAAGATTGCAGAAATGGAGCGTCAACACACCGTAAACCTTTTAGCGACTATTAAAGCGTGAGGTGTGTATGGGCTTTTTCTTCAATACAGAATTTCTTGAACAATTTGGTTTCAGTGTTGGTGAAGAAGATGAAGCGACTCACTACAGCACTTTTGGTGGCAGTGATTGGAAATTGAAAGCCAATAAAGATCAGATGTTCTACTGGGATGCCCTATCAAAGTCTTGGAAAAGATGGGCATTAACTATAGAGCATTGCACACCGATCGGTGAGAAAGAACCAAATTACAAATGCGGACCAGTTAATCAAGTCGTATTTAAGAAAGACGAAACGACTCGTGAACTGTCTCCGATTTATTCAAATTCGAAATATAAAGGTGATTAAAGATGAACATGCAAAGCAAAGAACAGTTCTCTTTCACTAAAGCGGAACGTAAAAAAGCAAAGCTCAAGTTAAATCTTAATGGTGCGAGTGGCTCAGGTAAAACCTACTCTGCCCTTGTGTTGGCTTCAAGTCTTGGCAAAAAGATTGCTGTTATTGATACAGAAAATGAATCTGCATCTTTATATGCAAATGAATTTACCTTTGACACATTGCCATTAAAACCACCTTACAGTCCTGAACGCTTTGCAGGTGCAATACATGCTGCATACAACATGGGCTATGAAGTGCTTGTAATTGATAGTGCTAGTCATGAGTGGATTGGTACGGGTGGTTGTTTGGAAATCAATGATGAAGCAGCCAAACGATTTAAAGGCAATACATGGTCTGCTTGGTCTGAAACCACACCTAAACATAGAAAGTTTATCGATGCAATTCTTCAAACAGATATGCACATTATCACTACAACGCGTGCAAAGACCGAGACTGTGCAGGGTGAAAAAGGGAAAGTTATCAAACTTGGTATGAAAGCTGAGCAGCGTGATGGCTATGAATATGAGCTTACGGTTTCACTCGACATGTTGCATGAAAATAAATTTGCAATTCCAACTAAAGACCGTACCAAACTATTCAATCCAACTGGTGAAGTAATCACAAAGGAAACTGGTGAAAAGCTTATTGCCTGGCTTAACGATGGTCGCAGCCAAGAAGAAGCACTTCAAGCTGCTTTTGATGAGGCTATCAAGCGCATCAATGCAACTACAGATGTTGCTGAACTTGGAATCATCTATTCACAGTTCAAAGGTACTGATTGTGAAGCAGAGATAGTTAGCGCTTGTGGTAGCCGCAAGCAATCTTTAATTGGCACACAAGGCAATGCGTGAGGACTAAAAGATGATGGAAATTAAAGAAACAAGGATTTATCGCATTCCTTCTCAAAACAATATAGATCCAATTGATTTGTTTGTTACTTGGTACGGTGAACATAGGTCTCAGGTAGTAATACGTTGCTGGGATAAAGCATGGACGGCTTACTGGGGCGGTCATTGGGTTGAGGAAGTAGAAAGGTTTTTATTGATGGACAACATTGATTACTTGGTTACTTCACTGGCAAGAACGCGGGCACATCAAGAACGCAATTGGCTAAAGAATATTATCAAGTCAATTCAACAGTATTTAAAAGCTCAAGGCTTTGAGGTGGCAGCATGAACGACTTAGAAATAAATGGATATAAGATTTTTACAAATCCTGATGAAGCTGTTTATGCAGCCAAATCAAAAGAAGATGTCTACAACTATTTCGTTGAAAACTATGGCCCTACGGAAGAATGCCAAGATGAAACAAAAGAGCAATTTATTAATAACTTGAATGAGGTTGAGCTTGATAGTGACTGTGCTCAGCGAAACAGAGAGTGGATTAATGAGGATACGGGGATGATCTCAACATCATCCTACTATCAGGAATATAAACATGTTGCTTCTAAAGATGAAGGAACAGAAGTAATCGCATTTTTAGTTTGGTGAGGGCAGCAGCATGCCAGATTTGAATAAGGAAAGAATGGAACTTGAACTTTCGGCAGGTGTTTTAGATCGTCAAATTGACAATTTAAAAGATGAAATTTCCGAAGGATGTTTTGATGACAACATGCTTGATGAGCTAATTGATATGGCAATTAAGCTTGGTGAAGTTTATGCACAACGCGATGCCCTAGAAAAAGCCAAAGCTCAGGCGGTGCCAGAGGGTTATGTTCTTTTACCAAGAGTACCAACTGAAAAGATGTTCCAAGCATACGCACGTTATTCAGTCGCGCCAATGTCGACACTGAGTAAAACTGGATACAAGGCAATGGTTGAAGCAAGCGAATCGGGAGCTGAGGGATGAGTAGATTACACACATTAGTCGACAAGGCTTTTAAGGATGGCGGTCTCGATTTGCGAATCTTGATGGAATCATTTGATGTGCGTTTTGGAAACCTTAGTCTTGATGATGTTCGTTTTATTGAGTCGGAATGCCGAGAGGTTCGCCAAAAGTTTGAAGATGCAGAAAAGGTCGATTGCTACAAAACCAGAGAACTGTTTTGGCTTGGCTTTGATGATACCGCTTACTTCTCTTTAGATGAAATTGATTTAGTGAAGAAGCTAGCAAATGAAATGATCTTAAAGGGCAATTTCGCTTTTGAAATTAAAAAGATTCGTATCTCTCAAGCTGTTTTAGAAGGTCATATTAAAGACCGCAAACAATGGGAGAAAGATGATAAAGCGGAAAGTAAGGAGGGGTGAATGGCAGAGCACCAAAATCGTTTACTTGACTTGAAGGCAGTTGAATTAAAAACCAGCCTTCCAAAGTCAACTATCTATGACTGGATAAGATCTGGTTACTTCCCTCCTTCAATCCTGTTTGGAGAAGGGAAAAGAAAAATTGCGAGATGGCTTGAATCTGATATAGACTGTTGGATAGAAAAGCACAGAATGGCATCCTAAGTAGGATGCCTTATTTGTTTGTGGGTTTTATTTTTTACGGTACGAGTTACGGTATCAAAAATAATTAAAAATTAAATAATAATATAAAACAATCTTTTAACCATTAAATTCGAGTCCCGCAGGGCGCACATATAATCTACCAAATAGATATGCTAGTAATGATTATAGAAAAGGATCAATTAAAGTATACACATAGAACAAAGAGCTAAAAAGAATTACCCACCATCTTCTATAAACCTCGCCTGTACTACTATTAACATCTATAGCAAATACAAAGGTAAAAGTTCCATTAAACCAAGCATATAAGCAAAAAAAAGTTGATGAAACTATAACTAAAACAGAAGATATAGATAAAACTTCGTTGATATATTGCAAAATAATCCAAAAGCAGAAATTAATGTATATACCGTAAATATTAGTAATTTATATCTTGTATATATTAAAAGATAAGTTTCTTTCACTTCCTACCTCTTGCCCTACTACTAAATTTATTTAGCAGCTCTTACTATTTATAACCATTTTGTTCTCATTTAAATAAAAACAACCAGAACCATGATAGCCTCCCCCACCATCAATCGAATAATAATATTGAGTATTTAACTTTAGCTGCTTGGGTTTTACAATCTCTTTAAATCCACTTGGTTTAACTCCATAAGTCCATTTATAGGCATAATCATTTTTAAAATTAAACCAACTTATTTCCCTGCTTATCTTAATCTCCCATACTGTTTCTTTCAACGTACCAGCAGGAACAGTGCTATTATCCATCACATAAAATCGAAAACCACTATCAAGCTTTTTGGCATCACTTTTAGATAGCTGAAATATAATTCCGCTATTAGCATTACCAGAAACAAGTAAATCAACTGTACCAGAGCATGCCACTAACACTGGTATAAATAGTAAGCTATATAAATTCGTCATTACCAGCTACCTCCTTCACCACAGTTTTTTATAATGTTATCCCTTAATCTTAAAATTTATATTTAGTGATACTTACCACCATATTCAAAAATCTATTTCTATTTATTAAATCTCCTTAATCAGAACTCCCCTTAACAATTTTAAAAATTAGTTATAGCCTATATATTTACTATAATTTTCAAAATTACTTACAGAGGCAATAATAAAAAATTAACTCCCCTCTTTAATATAAATCTTACTTGTTATAGGCAAAACACCCAATTTACTTTGAATTAAAGGATTCCAAGTATCTTTATCCTTCAACTCATCTAATATATAAAAAACAACTATTTTATTTCCTATAGAATAAAGATGACTATACTCTTTCTTCAAATTTTCATTCGTAAATACTACTCCTTCATATATCTCTTCTTCAGTATTATCTGACTTAATAGTTATCATTGTATTGTCATCAACAAAAACATTCCCTTTATTAAGATCAACTATTACCCCACTTACAATATATGTTTCAATATTACCTTTTTCAATATTATCCCACCACTCACTTGTTCCATATAAACCATACACTCCACTTAAACCACTATTAGTAGTGCTATCCAGAGTCAAAGCATGTGTAGATCTCATCTCATCCTCCCCATTTTTCTCCAACCATATTTTTAAATCAAAAATCAATTTATATCCTTGATTAATCAGTGCACAATTCTCTATCAT